AGATACCAGTCATACTCATATGCCCCGTTATTTTTTTTACTCATATATCCCATTGCAATTTCTGGAGCAATATCAGCACTATTACGTATCATGATGCCGGCAACAATTTGATGCCCCAGCATTTCTGCCTGTGCTTCAAGTGGAATGTTCTTTTGCTGAAATTCGATAGAGGTAGTACCTGTGAAATAAACCATTTCGCTGACTGCATCATCAGATGAAATTGGTGTCGAACTAACCTTGGGTGCTATTTTGGCAGTCATAGCACCTACCAGTGGTTTAACTGGGCCATATACTACACCAGTAGCATCGTCTTTCGTAAGTAACGCATAGACAACATTTTTTAATCCTACAACCGGGGCTGTTCCTGCATTTATCGGCATAATCTATCCCTCCGTTTCTATTTCTTCAACACAAACGAAACGCATCGCTTTGTGAAATATTTTGCTGTTGTCCTCGTAGAGATCCTGTGAAATCGTATCATAGAATTCTACTGCGATCATTGCAGACTTTATCTGATCGGCTAGGGTGTCATAGTCTCCCGTCTTGCTCCAAATATCGACTTGAACATAATATCCTGTTGCGGCTTGCTTATCATCTGCCTTGCCTTCGCCCTGCTCGTTATAACAAGAATAAGTGATATAAGGGAAAACTATTGAGGTAGAATGCTGAAAGAACAATGGGATTTTTAATGGGTCAAGTGCATCTTTTATTATTTTCTTGTAGTTCATCCTTTCAGCGCCTCCTCAATAGAGGATTGTATTATTTTTTGGATGTTTTGCTTATTGTGTTCGTATGCAGGGCCCATAAAAGGTTTTGCAGTCATCTTTACTGTTCCGAACTCTAAAAATTTCGCTCTCCATGCTGTTTTTACGGGGCCAACATCTACATATTTAACGCCTGCCTTAGTCTTAACATTAGAAATCTGTATATCGTCTCTGATGTGCACCTCATTTTTCTTACTGAATCTTACAAGACTCCGCATATCTGCTGCGACTGGGTCGGCTGCGGCTCTGAGTGCAACTCCTTCAACTTTAGAGACTTTTAATCCCATCTGTTCTACTTTCGCAAGCAACTCATCCATGCCTGACATCTCCATGCTAACCGCCATTTGTAAGCACCGCCCTCGCATGGATCTCAATCCATTGCCTGCTGCCATCAACATCGAAAGCGGGGAATTTAACCTCTAATGTCTCGAGCCTGTCTATGATCTGCATACCTGCCGTGATATCTTCGCGGTAGTGGATCATGTACAAAACATCATCCTCCGCTTGTACGGCTGCAGCCTGAAAATAAAGAAAACCCTTCAATGCGGTTTTCTTTGCCATAGCAGTGACAAGTAGTTGCCAGTCCGGCCAGGGGTTGCCATCGGTATCCGTCCGGTCAGGCTGTGCATTGTAGTTGATTGTGATTTTATGAGTTAATTGGCCAACACTGATCTTGCTCATGGTGTCACCATCTGCAGGACCTTGGCATGAAGCTGGCCAACCAGACTTTTAACCCCGATGTCGTTATCTGATACGCTGCCGACCTGTCCCGGATCATCAAACCATCGGACAGTCAATGCGGAGGCCAACATCTTCGCGGTCGGGTCAATCTTTGTGTCGGTGCTCCAATCATGGCCGGTCGATGTTTCGATGTAATCATCGACAAAGGGCAATAGGATACGGAGTTGCGGGTAGTCATCCGCGTTCGGCAGGCGTAGCATATCAGCCGCTTCCTGGTTCGTGAGGATACTCACGTTATCACCGCCTTAAACGTACAGATAATAGATCAGTTAAAAGGTGCAAGTCCCATGATTTTACCTCCTAAAATTAGAGGCAGAGCATTTAACTCTGCCTCATTGTTCTTGTCTACCTACCAATTAAGCTGCGGCTTGTGTCATCTTCACAAAGGCCTCCGATAATGCGGGTTTTCCATCAGCGATCAGCAGACCACGATAGAGAATACTGGCAGAACCGAATCCTGCGCTCTTGTCGGCCTCGATGACCGGAGCCTGGCTGAAATTCATGTAATAGTAATCCAACCGGGCCAGCAGAACAGTCTCATCCGGGATGTAGTCATCAACTAGATACGGAGTGTTCAAGATCTTCTGGATAAATCCGTTCTGAGGATCCTGTGAGAAGATCGGTTTGCCGGTGGTGGTCTTAATCTTAAACAGTTGGGCCTCCATGCCACTGTTCATAACGATCTGGGAACCAGGGCGGTACACGGTGCCGAGTTTTGCCCGCAGGTTGACAAAATCATCATAGACCAGTCCTGTTGCGCTATAGGTAATGCTGTTGGTGCTATCCCATGCGACACCGGTCAGAATGCCAGTCGGTTGCGGCTTATTGCCACCGGTGGGAGTCGGACCAAGACCGTTCAGGATGGCATTTTCAACTGCGATAGCCAGTTGGTTGCCGATCTGGTTGACGATGTAGGCCTCAAAGGCATCGATGGTCATCACCTGGGTAGCGATGGACAACTGGGCATATTTGGCGAGAGTAAACCCTGCGAGGGAAACCGGCAGTACAGTATCATCACCATATACAGCCGATTGTACTTCGTCATTCCATGCAGCAGCCGTTACCGCGTTGGCAACCGGCAGTACAACGTTGCCAGGGATGTAGGTAGCCTGGATCAACGGGAATAGTACGCTGGTCTGGCGCAGTTTTTCGATGATCTTGTCATAGGTTGTGGTCGGAACGGCTGCACCGGCAGAACCAGCACTGGTGGTCATGGCCCGCTTCTCAGCCTCAGCAACGATGGCACGGTTCTCGATCTCGTTCAGTGACTTGCCCTGCAATCTCTTCAGGTATGCAGAACGGTACTCTGGCGCACCGCAAATCTCCTGGTAGTCCATTGGTGCGAAGTCAGATGTTCTCTGCTCTCCAGGAACATCAGGCAGTGTTCTCACCTGATAGGTGCCCATAGGACTAAACTGACCTTGCGGAATCTGTGCACTTCTCTGTTGCGGTTCTCCAGTCGGCGGAGTCGGGTCCTGATGACCAGGATCGGCAGGTATGACCTCATCGGGGGTCTCTGCAATCATGTTGCGGATTTCTGCAATCTCACCATTCAAGGTTTCCATTTCGATGCTGATGCTACGGAGTTCAGCGACATCTTCCGAGGTCGTAGACTTCGTGACCAGTTCTGTTTTTCTCTGCTCTTTTTTGGCGAGCATGGCCAGTAATTTCTTTTTCATTTTAGGTTGTCTCCTTTGATATTATTTGTGCCCTCAATCGGAGCACTTCAATTTCCTTTTGCCTTACTTCCTGCTCGTTTTTTAAGCTATCCAGCTTTGACCGGGCACTCTCCAGTGCCCTTGCCGCACTGTCCAGTGCGCGCTGATCCCGAGCATTTATATCAGTCCCGTCATAGGCGGGCATTGATACCGCAGCCACTTCAATAACCTTGGATATGTTGATGATATGGCGGGTAGGTATATCGGTATCCAGACCTTCCCAACTATCCTCCCGGACACACATAATCAGCGACATCCCGTTGATGTCACCCCTGCCGATAGAACCATAAAGCGCCTTTGCATCGCCGTTATTCTCGATATCAAGTGTCGCCTTGGTATTAAGCCCCTGGTCGTCAACCTGCAACTGCAATGTTGAGTTTGCATTATTGTTGCGACTCCGAGCCAGTGGGATTTCGTCAAGATCGTGGTTGATGCTGAAAAGGACATCAGTAAAATCAGTCTTGTCAAAGGCGCCTCGCTCAATAATCTCATTAAACCAGCCGCCGATGCTTGCCACCTGGTTAAAAACGGCAGCATGGCCTTGGATTACATTACCCTCGGGATCCGCTGTCAGATCCGGCATGGAAAAACTACGCATTTCCGGCTCGTTTTTCACCGGTAGGTTTTTATTTTTTTTACTCACTGCTGTTTGCCTCCTTCAGGCATTCCGCTTTTTACCTTCGCCATCTGATATGTATTTGCCAGACTCGCATCGATATAGTTAAGACTCATATGTCTCACGTTGCCGTCCTCAAACGGTGTCATTCCGAACAGTGCCAGAATCTGGTTGTCTGTCAGAATGCCACGGTCGCCAAGTGACGTGACGAAAGCCACTTTATTTGCTGTGGTCATCAGTTCAAGGTTGGAATAATAAAATTTGATTTCATGGCCGATATCCTGCTCCCGCTGGGTAAAGATTGCGCTTGAGAATGCCTGCCCTAAACTGATTGCCACCGGCTCAATAGTCTTGTTGTAGAATGCCTGGTATTTCTCGTCAGTGTAATCCCCGCTCAGGATGGCCAGCGACACCCCAAACCACCGTTGTACCTTGCTATCCAGAAACTCCATTGTGTCTTTATCGATCACCCTTGGATCGATTGTAAGTGGCACATACTCGCCTTTCATGTCCATAGGTAAGATGGCGGTACTAGCATCGCTGTCGTTAATGGTTTTCTCAAACTTTATACGCTCTGCTTTTTGCTTATCATCATCGAGTAGGGTATTGATCTTCATGATGCCGCGGACCGCCAGGGTTGTCTTGATTGCCTTGCCTATCCCCTGTATCACCGTGTCATTAGTTTGAAGTACGCTCAGAAGCGACGCATTATCCGGCTGGCCGTTAAACCCACCGCCCATAACATCAGAGATTGAGAATTTCTTTCTTAGGTGGATAACATCAGCATAAGGTAATGTAAATTGACTGCCGTTATAAAAGGTCATCCGGACGAACAGAGTATCTGTTATGTCCTGCAGGAACTCAACAGTGATCGGATTGAGCGGCCAGAAGGCTGTATAATACCGGCTTTGATTTCCCCGGGCGTCCGTCGTCACGTAGTAGGTCGGATAGATAAAGGAGTTGTAATTGAGGTACAACTGCCAGATAACCTTTTCGATAAAGTCCCGGGTACTCATCATCGGGTTAGGTGCGAACCGAAATAGACGGTTGAAGTTATCCCCCTGCAGTGGCGTCGGCAACCCGTTATCATCAATGGTGACGTGCTGGGGTTGTAATTTACTACATTCGGTTGCGATGCAGTCGATACATGTCTGCACCACATCGGAGGCGTAGATAGAACGCCCAAACTGGGTGAATATCGGGCTGTAGGCGTCGAGAAACTTCGCAGTTGTCATCCCGCCCGATTTCACATTGTTTTTGAATAGGGTTTGTAACAGCATTATTTACCACCACCTCTTGCTGCTGCCTTGGCGAACATAAAGGAGTATGTCATGAGACAGATACCCAAGATGCCAAACCCGGCCGGTATATAAATCAGGAACCCGCCGAGAGATAAAGAAATCACCCCGAGGGTGAAGAGAATGTCGTCGATATATTTGATTATTTGTTTCAAATCATCACCCCGCTAGGTTCATGTATTCTGTCCTGTATTGCATGAGGACCGCGTAAGCAATGATCATGGTCACCGCGCCGTCGATCCGGTTTATGGCTTCCCCTTGTACTTTGACTGGCATTATCAAGCCCATAGAATCAATTTTGAATGCCGTGTTGGACAAACACCATCTGTCGATTGGGTTGTTATTGTAGTTGATCAGATTGCCCCGCAGGTCGGCCTCTACTAACTTCATTGGGCTGGACATCACGTGCCGCTCCTGCGGGATACGTTCCATGTCGAAGCCCATATCGGACATATCCTTTACCCAGTATTTAGCCAGGGCATTATCGTAGCCGATCTTGTATGGCCGGATGCCGAGTTGTTTAAACACATATATAAACCAATCAGTAATCAGACTGAAGTCGTTGTCATTGCCGGGCGATATTTCAAGCAATCCATCCCGGGCCCACTGTAGATAATCCATATTATCATCGCTCAGGTCTTGCTTGGACTCCGGGATGAAATATTTCTGAATCGTGTACTTGTGCGGGTCTCCCGGGCGCATGACCATCATCCTGGCCGATACCAAGTCAGTGGTTTCTGCCAGGTCAACGGCGCCGATGCCGACACAACCACGCAGGCTTTCGGGATCGAACGTCTCCACGTTGGTAATTTCCGCATCACTCAGCCAGGCTGTTGCGTTGTTCTGCTTAATATTAAAATCTTTGGCCAACACGAAAGCTCGAGTCGATTTATCTGTCTTTGCTTCTTCAACCAGGCGCCGCAGGAATGACCACTTCTTGATCGTACCTAGGCCTGGATTACTCTTCACCCAGGACTTTTCATCCTGCCATATCTCGGCCTCATTATCCTGTGTATAAATCCATATCAACCAGCGGGGCCGCTCTAGTTGGCCGTCTAGGACCTGCCGAGCCTCAATCAGTCTGTGGTCCAGGTAGCCGTCGTTCGTAAACCCTTCCGTGGTCAACTCGAAGTACAGCGGTTCGTCCTGCGTTGATAGCGCCTGGCGGATCGGCATGATTGAGGTATCGTCCCTCAGCTCATGGCATTCATCAAACGAGCCTACGCCGATGTTACGGCCTTCTTTTGCACCTGTCCTTGATGATATCTTCCTGATATTGCCTTTGTTTTTATAGGAGAACTTGCCGCTGTGCTTCGGTTTTTTGGGGTTGCCGAAGTATATCCCCTTGGTGTTCTTCCGGGTCACCTTACTGACAGCCGGTGATTCCTCACGCATTGCGTCGATGGCCTGAAACATCAGATCCGCTTGCTCATAGTCGTTACTGGAGCAGAGAATTTTGATTCCAAGAGGGCCACAAAAAAACTCCGCAAGGTCGATGGCCCCGACCAGGGGAGTCTTGCCAGATTTTCTGGAGATCAGGAGAAGGATGTCCTGGTATTTTCTTACCCAGCGCCCAACCTCATCATCGTAAATCTTAAAGATGTAAATAGCTTCGATGAATGCCTTCTGAAACAGCATCAGCTTAAAAGGTTTGCCGGCAAAAGGCGCTTCGTAGAACTTGCACTGAGTTTCGATGAACTTGAT